GTGAGATGGAAGCGAAGTGGGGCTGCGATCGGCTGCGACTTTTGGTCGACGCCGGCCTGCGGGAGAAGTTCGATCGGCAGCGCTACCTGCTGAACCAGGCAATCTGGCATGGCGAGCTCGAGGCCGTTCGCCGCGAAAGTAACCGCATGGTCGCCGCATGGCAGGCGCTAGACCGTGCCGCGGTCGCCGCCGGCGCTGCGCCGCTCGCCGCCCAAGTCTGGGAGGTGCCGCTGGCCGACAGCAGCGTGGCGGCGATCGTGCCCGATAACGCTAATGCGCACGCCGTGGTCGCAGAGGGGCGGCGGGTCGCGGTCTACACGCTCGAGGAAATCGGGCGGCTGCTGTCGGCCTATCCGGATCTGGCGAAGGCCAAGCTGGTCTTTCCAGGCGCGGAGATTACCGCGGTGCGGCGGTCGGTCGACGACCCACTCGCCGCGGTGAGCGATACGGATGCGAAGCTGGACGACGAGATCGGATTTTGAACATGTACGGGGCAGCAATCACAATGACCAGGAATATCCGCCGCGTCGGCATACCGGCGACGAAGAGGGGGAGAGAGAACCCGACTTATCCGTTTGGCCCCACGGCAGAACGACTGGCGAAGTCGGAGGGCAATTTCACGGTCGGCGACGACAAGCAGGGAGGAACAATCCACACCATGCGGGATACCCCGCTGGACAGGATGTTTAACCGTGATGCGATAGGCGGGGTCGAATACGCTGCCTTGCAGAAATACAAACACCACTGGCACCATGCCGGGCTTGAGGCCGGGATGGGCTCGGTTGACCTAAACCGGATATTTTCATCAGATCCAGGCTCCATGTCTGGAATGGCCAAGACCGAGGCACAAGCGCATCATCGCAAGCAATGGCGGACAGCTCGGGAGCATATCGGCAATCGCATTGCGGAGATCGTTGATCGGGTTGTCTGCGCGGAAGATACCGTGGAGAACACAGGCTACCGGATGGGCTGGCGGAATAAGCCGCAGGCCATAGCAGCCGCGACGGAGATGCTGAGGGATGCGGGATATCGGTTGGCGAAGTTGTGGGGAATCGGATGATGGCTCTCAACGCGCTTGACAGGTTAAACCAAATCACCGCAAATCGGGAATCATCGTTATTTGCGCGCCCGCCCGAGAAATCGAGGCGGGTTTTTTCATGGAGATTTGAATGGCTCTTACGGGCGCAGGACTTGGACAGGCAGCTTTGAACGTACCTTATCAGGGCATCGGTACTCAGGCTGGCGTGAATGCTGTTCCCGCGCCGAAGACCATTGCAGGCGCGGCATCAAAGCTGGATGACCTGAACAATCGGCTTTCCAACGTGACGAGTGCTGTTGCTGGCATTGCCAACCAAATTGGTGCGATATCGGGTCTACCGGGGGCTGCCAATGTTAAGGCCGAGGCTCCGAGCGAAGGCTCGGTTGGCCGTCTCAATGATCAGGCCGATGCCGCTCATCGGTATCTTTCTGAAATCGAAGCCCTGTTGTCCGGGATTTCCCGAGCGCTAGGCTAATACGTCCCACACCGCACAGAGCGGATATGTCGCTCCAGACAAAGACCCGGCATGACCGACCAGCCAAAGCCTGAAGAGGAAGAAAAGCCCATCTTCACGGCGAAGGAACTAAGCAACGCTTGGTACCGTCAAGTCAGGGAGAAATACGGCCCTGTGACGGAATATCATCGATTGAACTTCGGGCCGGAATTGAAGTGAGAATTTAACCCTTACCCTCGCTGGTAACAGCCCGGTAACAGCAATTGCCATCATGACCTTCGGAACCCCATTCAAGCCCGGCCAGAGCGGCAATCCCAACGGGCGGCCCAAGTCAAAGCCTTTCAAGGAAGCGATCCAGCGAGCCTTGGCTGAGGCTGGCGATGACAAGGCCTCTCTCCAAGCTGTTGCTACGGCTTTGGTTGGTAAGGCCATGCTGGGCGATGTGCCGGCGATCAAAGAGATTGCTGACCGTCTGGACGGCAAGGTGCCGCAGGGGATCATCGGCGGCGAAGAGGGTGACCCTGCGATTACGGTTACGTGGCAAAAGTAGTCATACCTTACCGGCCGCGCCCGCAGTTTGAAGCCTACCACGAACGCACGGAACGATTTGCCAAGATCGTCGCTCACAGGCGGTTCGGCAAGACTGTTGGCTGCATCAACGACAAGATACGGAAGGCGATTACAGCTCCGGTCAGGCCTTCAACGCCTCCGAGGCTGGGGTATGTCGCCCCGACCTATAGCCAGGCCAAGGACGTTGCCTGGTCTTATTTGAAATACTATTCGGCGCCCATTCCCGGCTTGAAGATGTCGGAATCGGAATTGTGGGTTGAGTACCCCCACAATGGGGCCCGGATCAGGCTCTACGGCGCAGACAATTACGATCGGATGCGCGGACTATATTTTGACGATCTGACGATTGACGAGCCGGCGCAGATGGACCCAAGGGCCTGGCCCGAGGTAATGCGACCGACATTGGCGGATCATCAGGGCACGGCGACCTTCATTGGCACGCCTGCGGGCCGGGACTGGTTTTACAAGATCGATCGCGACGAGGCGGGGGCAGAACTCCCGGGCTGGTTCAGGCGAATACTGAAGGCCTCTGAAACTGGGATTGTTCCGCTCGAGGAATTGGAAAGCCTCAAGGCGGGGCTGACCGAAGAACAATACGCGCAAGAGTTTGAGTGTAGTTTTGAAGCAGCGGTTATCGGCGCCTACTACGGCAAGCTCATGGCTGCGGCTGATGCCGATCAGCGCATTACTGGGGTGCCGTATGAACCAACTGCACAAGTTTACACAGCGTGGGATCTGGGAATTCGTGACGCGACCGCCATTTGGTTCGCCCAAGTCGTCGGACGAGAAATACGGATCATCGATTACTACGAGGCTTCCGGGGCAGACCTGGGCCACTACGTGCGACACATATCTGATAAACCATATCTGTACGCAGGCCATTTTGTACCTCACGACGCCCAAGCTAAAGAGCTGGGAACAGGCAAGAGCCGCCTGGAAGTTCTGGAAAGCCTTGGGCTGAAGAACATCACGGTTGCCGCGATGCATAGGGTAGAGGACGGCATCAACGCGGTCCGCACGATCATTCCACGTTGCTGGTTTGATGCCCGAAAGTGCGCGCATGGCATTGATGCCTTGAAGCTCTATCGAGCCGAATACGACGACAAATTGCAGGCGCTAAAGCCGAGGCCGGTTCACGATTGGACCAGCCACGCCGCAGACGCCTTCCGTTATCTCGCCATGACATTGGACAGCCAGATCGTGAACACCGGATTTAATCGGCCGATTCAATATCGAGAGCAGGGCTACGCTTAATGCCCAAGATGTCCGTCCGCGACGTTCAAACCATGCTGGCCTCTGAAAAGGCAAGTGCGCTTGCAGCTGTTACCGCAGCGCAGCTCATGGGCGACCGATCGCAGGCGATGGCCTACTATCAGGGCGATATGAGCCAGGACATGCCGGCGCAGGATGGCCGGTCAAAGGCTGTCTCGACCGATGTTTCCGATGCCATCGAAGGGCTGATGCCCAATCTGATGGATATCTTTGCGGGATCTGACGAGGTTGTCAGGTTTGAGCCTGTCGGTCCCGAGGACGAGGAAGCCGCGCAGCAGGAAACAGACTACGTGAACCATGTGTTCATGCAGCAGAATCCCGGCTTCATGGTGCTTTATTCCTTCATCAAGGATGCGCTGCTGTCGAAGACAGGCATTGTCAAAATCTGGTGGGAAGAACGCGAGGAAGAGGAACGGGAAACCTATTACGATCTCTCGGAAGATCAGTTCGCATTGCTGGTTCAGCAGGTCGCGGAATCTGATGGTCAGATGAAGATCATTGAACACACGGTCAATAACGAGCCGGAAGCCAACGAGAAGCAGGAAGAACCGGAGGGGGCGAGTTGAACGCCCCCATGATGCCGCCGCAGGGCCAGCCAGTCGCGCCGCCCCCGATGGGCGCGCCGATGCAGCCCCCGGTGGCTATGCCGCCTGTAGCACCTCCTATGGCCGCTCCGGTGACGCATGACGTAACCATCGTATCGACCAAGAAGCTGGCCCAGGCCAAGGTCATGGGCGTGCCTCCCGAGGAGTTCGGGATCGAGCGCGGCGCCCGAACTATCAAGGACTGCAACTACTGCTTCCATGAGGT